ATCTATTATAAAAGAGATAAAGAAATACTTCAAAGTATACCAATTCAATTCAGATCTTACGGAAAAAATTCAAAACGAATCGATACGAAATCACTATGGTCGTCTTGTAATTCTAGAAGATCGATCTACTCTCGTGAATTCTTATATCCAATCTACGGGTGTTGATGTCGCGCTCCTTGGATTCACAAAACTTGTAAATGTTGTCGAAAATACAGATATAATCCCGTTATTTGTTCTCCACGATGCGCTAGTATTGGACGTTCCTGCGCACGAAGATCTAGAAAAATATACCTCTGTATGCGAATCAATTCCTGGCTTCGTTCAGAGATTCCCTGTACATGTTGAACCTTTTAGTAGATAATAATGTCATGTATCAACTAAGTCCAGAAAAGATTCAAGAGAATTTTGATAAGTTTACAAGTCTTTGTAATAAGTTGGGAGATCGTTCTCCTGCCGTACAAAGGATGTTAGAAGACATCGGAGAAAGAATGGCTCTTTCACCGGCATCTGCCAAATTAGATTATCATTGTGCTTTTCCGGGTGGACTTGTTGACCATTCATTACGCGTCTTACAAAATGCATATAAGCTGATGCAAGCTTATGACATGTCATTTTCTAAAGAAAGTATGATTATTTCTTGTCTTTTTCACGATTTAGGTAAAATTGGAGATAAAAAGACGATTATTATGTGACGCAAAAAGACGATTGGAAATATAAGCGTGGTGAAGTATTTGCGTACAACAACGAACTGAAATACATGTCTGTAACAGATCGTTCTTTGTGGTTATTGCAACATTACGGAATTCGTCTCGACAAGGATGAATATCTCGCAATTTCTCTATCAGACGGTCAGTATGTTGACGCGAACAAAAATTATGCAATGAAAGAGCCGATGCTAGCGCTCATTGTGCATCAAGCAGATGTGTTTTCAACGCGTTGGGAAAAAGAAAATTTAAAATCGACGGCTAAGTAAATGACAAGCAAAAGAAAAAGCAAAAACAAGGATTCAGGCCTTGAAAAGGCAATTAGTTTTTTTGTTCCTAGTGATAAAGAGGATTTGGATTTTACATCTAGCCAATTTAATTGGTATTACACGTCTATTTTAGATTACGATTATGAAAATTCGTATAATTGTTCTGAAGATGGATGTGATGACGAAGGTATCTGTCGCTGCGGGAAAATAATAGATACGTCACTTTCAAATCTTAATATAATAGAGCTGGTTAAAACGGTAACAGAAGGTATAGATGATAAAATTCTTGTATATTGTATAGACAGAATTATACGCTTGCAAAAGCTCAATGAAGGTTGTTTCGACTTGAATACGTGCCATGGGTATTATGGCGACGAAATTAGCAGTATAACGATGCACCCTGAGTGTGAGCAACAAATTGCTAAAAATCTTAGAAAATTAAAAGATCTTTCAGATATTAAAAAAATCAAATTTGTATTGACTTTAGAGTATGGTTTTGTATTGCAAGACCTAGAGCGTACCTCGAAAGTTGAGATATCTGAAATTGATTTTTCTTCAATTAACTTCAAGGATGATTATTCTAAAAAACTTTGTTTGTCAGAGGATTATTACGATGAAAAGTTCGAATTGCCACGCGGCATTTTTGTCCGTCATTGTGAACGTTTTAGGCTTATAGATGGATACCATAGAACGTTCAAAGCCAATTCTATTGGCATGAAAAATATACCCGCTTTAATACTGTCTTGATGAATAAAATCGTTTGATGGAGATATTTATTTTGGTATGAAAAATTCACAAAACGAAGGTTTAAAACTACTAAAACTGTATGTCAGTTATTTGGTCGAAAACCTGGAAGTGAGTGAACCTTCCGAAGATGAAGAGCAACAAGACGAATCGTCTGGAGCAGGCGCAGTAGCAGGTTATGTTCTTCCATTAGGAATGGATCCCAAAAAAGAAAAAAGTAAGTAGATTCTAGCACAAGACATAAAAAGAACAAAGTAAAATTGTACTCATTTTACGAGTCGTGTATAGTAAGTGTTCTTGGACTGTCATTATAAAAGAAAGAGAAAAACATGTCAATAGCATTAGATAAAATTCGAGCCAAATTGCAATCATTAGCCGGCGGAGGAAAGAGCGACCGCCTAAATTACTGGAAGCCAGAGGCTGGTGAATATAAAATTCGCATCCTTCCGTGGAAGACACAAGTGGATGAGCAACCGTTTCGGGAGAAGTATTTCTACTATATCGGTGATGGTCCAGGAATGTTGGCGCTTTCGCAGTTCAAGGAGCCCGATCCGATTCAGGAGCTTATGAATAAGCTCTATCAATCTGGTAAGAAAGAGGATAAGGAACTTGCTAAGCAACTCTGGCCAAAGATGCGTTGCTACGCCCCGATAATTGTTCGAGGTCGCGAGGACGAGGGAGTCCAAGTTTGGAGTTTCGGAAAGTTTGTTTATACTCGTCTTCTTGAGATGATTGTTGATCCGGATATCGGTGACATTACAGATCCGAAGAACGGGTTTGATCTCAAGGTCAAGCTCGTGCAAAAGGGTGCTAGCACAAAGTATTTCGATACAATCGTTGATGCTGCTCGAAGCAGCTCGCCGTTGGCTGATAACAAAGATAAGATTAAGGAACTTCTCGATTCTGTTCCAGATATCGATGCGAATTTCAAGAAGCCAACATATGACGATCTCAAGCAAAAGCTTCAACGCTGGTTGGATGCTGAATCCGTTGATGCATCTGACGGTGAAGAGAAGTCTTCTTCTGTTGCGACTGTCGATGATTTGACAGCTCTTGAAAATGAGATCAAGGCTTCGAAAAAGCCCGCAGCAAAAAAGGCTAAATCAACTGATGACGACGATTCGGAAATAGCTCCGAAAAAATCATTCAAAGATATAGATTCAGCTTTTGCCGATTTAGAAGAAGACTGATCTTTTGCTTATCTTATCTTAAAATAAATTGTTCATTGGGACCGTAAGGTCCCATGAACTTTTAATCGGTCGTGTATTATAATGTGCTTAGGAAAATAATATGGCAGCTGCAAAGAAAAACAAGTCAGAAGAAGTTGAAATTAAAAATGATAGCGGCGACTTTACAGAGGATTTAATAGCTTCTCTAAATAAAGAATTTGGAACAAAGATAGCATATAATTTGGCTCATGGAGATTCACCAACGGCGATTAAGCGCTGGGTTTCTACGGGTTGTAAACAACTCGATTATATCATTTCAAATAGACGAGACGGTGGGCTTCCAGAGGGAAGAATTATCGAAATTTCTGGTCCTCCTTCGACGGGAAAGAGCCATATAGCTCTGCAAGTTGCTCGTACGACTCAACAAATGGGCGGTATTGTTGTCTATATTGATACGGAAAATGCTACAAACATTTCGAAGCTTGGTGAAATGGGAATCGATATCAAGAAAAGATTTGTATTCATCGAGACATCGTGTACCGAAGATGTATTTTCTGTCATGGAATCAACAATTCTAAAAGCAAAAAATATGTCGAAAGACATACCAATAACCGTTGTTTGGGACAGCGTCGCCGCAACGTCACCGAAACAAGAATTGCTTGGTCAATATGAAGATAACAGCATTGGACTTCAGGCGAGAGTTATTTCAAAGGGAATGAGAAAAATTACCGGTCTAATTGGTAATCAAAATGTCACACTTCTTTGTTTGAATCAACAGAGAATGAAAATTGGTTGTGTTTCACCAGAAACAAAAATAATTTTTGGTAAACTTGAGTAACTTATAAAGTCACGTTATGAAAATTCGGCGCCTTAGAAAGAAACACTCAAAAGAAACAAGAGAAAAAATCGCTTGTAGTAATACTGGAAAAATTTTCTCTGAAGAGAGAAGAAAAAATATAGGAAATTCTAGACTTGTTAAATTAGATGATGAAAAATTTGAAAAATTACAATATTTGTGGAGTTTAAAGCACTTAAATCCTAAAAAGATCCAACAATTGGTAGGTATTGGACCAAAAGTGTATAAACGATTGTATAAAGTGTATTGTAAATTTGAGCAAACTAAATTTATGCCATCAGACCTAGATGACAATGATTTGTTAAAAATAACAAATTTGGCAAACCAAAATATTTGGTATAAAGAAATTGCAAGCTCTATAAATAGAGGACCAAAACAAATATTGAGTATTCTCAAAAAAATTGGTATCCAACCTATTACAAAGAATCCAAATAGAAAAATTAATGTTTCTAAACTCGAACTAAAAGTATATGAGTTTTTAACATCTGCAGGATATGATATTGAATCGCAATTTAATTTAGGAAATTTTATTTTTGATCTTAAAATTAGGAATCAAAAAATTTTAATAGAAGTTAATGGGGATTATTGGCATTGTAATCCCAAAGTTTATCCGCACCCAATAAATAATTGGCAAAAATTTGCTTTGCGTCGTGACTTCGCCAAGAAAGCGTACGCAAAACAAAATGGGTATTCTTTATATAGAATATGGGAAAAGGATATTAAAGAAAATGAAATCGAATCATTTAGAAAATTACAAAATTTCATTGAAAAATCAATCAATTGAGTCGCTGTTTTTAGAATTAGGTGTTGATTGGAGAAATATGGAAATTAACAAACCAATCGATGTCTCAGGACAAAATTATGTTGTTTCATCGTTTGACGAAAATGAACTTAAAAATGTTTACTCTAAAATACTAAAAATAGTAAGAAAAGATGACCAAAAAACATGTAAAATAAAAACAAAAAATAATGGCGAATTTAGTGTTGCATTTGATCATCTTTTTTATTCAAAAATTGATGACGATGGACCATTTTGGATTGAAGCTATTGCACTCTTAGGCCAAGAGAACGTTATGATCATATCAAATGATAATACGTGGGAAAAAGTTGAAGTATTTGAAGGCCGAATATCTCCTATCTTGAATATAGAGATAGAAAATACTCACTGCTATTATTCAAACAACTTGTTGTCTCATAATACGATGTATGGATCTCCAATAACAACACCTGGTGGTCAAGCAATTCCATTTCATGCGTCAGTTAGAATCGAATTATCTGGCGGTTCTAAAATCGAAAAAGATGACGATATAATCGGCATCAATGTAAATGCGAAGATAATCAAAAACAAAGTCGCTTCACCTCACCGCCGCGCAGAATTCTGTATCATATACGGTAAGGGAATTGTCGAGCATGAACAACTATTTGATATCATGCGTGAAGCTGGCACGCAAGTTTTAGATGATGGAACAAAAGTAACAGTTGAAGGAACATCTGCTTGGAAGAATTTAAAAATCGTTGATAAGAACGGAAAGTTTTTGACAAAAAACGCAGATGGTGAGAAATTTTATAAGGCTGATTTCGGAAGATTGTGGAAAGACACAACATTAAGCCCATTCTTAGAATCTGCTCTAGAAAAAATAATGGTACGTAATACAAACGCGCCAGAAGATTTTTCAGTTCAAGAAGACATCGTCACCGAGGAAGCGGATTCATGATAGTAAGAAAAATTAGAGCTAGAAAATTAGTTTCAAACGCAGTAATTCCAAAAGCCTCTAATGGAAATGTCGGATTTGATATATCATCTATAGTCAACACGTCAATTGCTCCAGGAAGAACTGAGAAGATAAATACTGGAATTGCACTTTCTAGTGAAATACGTCCCGTTTCTGTTTCTCATAGTATCCCTGGTAGCGAAGATTTCTATGGAGTAGAATTTGTTCCATTTCTAAAAGTAGAAGGTCGCTCATCTTTGGCTTCTAAAGGTGTCTTTCCTGTCGGCGGAATTCTTGACCCAAGCTACAGAGGAGAAGTAATTGTTGTTCTTCATAATTCGTCAAATGAGAGGTTTTATATCAATGAAGGCGACAGAATAGCTCAGCTTGTATGCTATTACACGATGGCACCTGTATCTGGTGAATTAGCAGTAGAATTTGAAGAGTCTGATTCTACTGTTTCTGATCGTGGTGAAAATGGATTTGGAAGCACCGGGAAATGACAGATAGACCGATACTCCTTTGTGATATGATGAATGTTTTTACAAGGGCGTATTCTGTCGATCCATCTATGTCTTCTCACGCGTATCAAATTGGTGGTGTGACAGGTACTCTTAAAACTGTCGCCAGACTGTGTAGAGAATTAAACCCTTCGCGTATAATAGTTGCATGGGAAGGTGGCGGTTCGACAGCACGTAGAAAATTATACAGTGAGTATAAAACAAATAGAAAACAAGGAAAGTTAAATAGATTCTACGAAGACGATATACCAGATACTGAAGAGAATAAGGTTCAACAAGTTCAAATTCTCGTCGGAATATTAAAATACCTCCCAATTTGTCAAGTATACGTTCAGGATGCCGAAGGCGACGACGTTATTTCACATCTTTGTAGAAGATTTAGAAATGAAAAAAAGATTATTGCGTCATCGGACAGAGATTTCTATCAGCTGTTGGATGACAATACAGAAATTTATAGTCTACACAAAAAGAAAATTGTCAGAACGAACGATATCAAAGACGAATTTAATATATCTCCGCAAAATTTTGCATTAGCAAAATGTCTATGTGGTGATACGTCTGATAACATACCCGGAATAAAAGGTTTGGGGTTCAAAACCGTCGCTAAAAAATTTCCAATTTTGTGCGAAGATAGGGCAATTATAGTCGATGAGTTGATGTTGTATGCACATGCACGCAAGGATGAAAAGATTTTTAAAAATGTCGTCGAAAATGAACAAACAATTCGACGTAACTGGAATCTAATATACTTAGACTCAGGCATTCTCTCGAACTATCAAATACAGAAAATAGATGGCATGATTGATACCTGGAAGCCTTCATTAGATAAAATAGAGTTTGTAAAAAAAATCGTGAAAGAGGGAATAAGAGATTTCGATATCGATTCTTTTTTGTACCCATTACGACTTCTAAATAATTGATTTGTATAAAGGGCTTTATGACAGAGCAATCCACAATAGTCACTTCTCAACCGAATGTAACATTTGCCGAATATGGCAAGACATTTCAAGAAAAAGTATTACAAGCGCTTATGGTAGACAAACTATATGCGCAACAAATGATGGAATTTTTCAATGTAGGTTATTTTGAATTGAAGTACCTACAATTTTTATCTGACAGATATTTTACATTTGCTAAAAAATATCACGAATTTCCAACGCTTCAATTGCTTATTACGATCGTCAAAGATGACCTCAAGGGTGACGTAGATACGTCTTTGAGAGATCAAGTAATCGATTATCTCCAAAGGATGAAACAAAATCCGGATCCCGGGGATCTTCCATTTATCAAAGAAAAATCACTTGATTTTTGCAAGAAACAAGCTCTAAAAGAAGCGCTTGAAAAAACTATCGATCTTGTTGCTACTGAAAAATACGATAATATCGTAGAAATTATTAAAACAGCCGTGGCTGTCGGTCAAGTTCCATCTGTTGGACATGATTTTATGAAGGATATGGATGCACGATTCGTTACAACAAAACGTTCGTGTGTTCCGACTGGCTATATGGAGTTAGATCGAAAAGAAATATTCAATGGTGGCCTAGGCCAAGGAGAGCTTGGCGTTGTAACTGCGACGACCGGCGTAGGTAAATCTCACTTTCTTGTTTCATTAGGCGCCGCCGCGGTTATGGCTGGGAAGAATGTTGTTCATTATACTTTAGAGCTTTCAGAAACAAACGTCGGTTTGCGATATGATTCGCACATATGTGATATTCCTTCTAATGAAGTAGTCGAAAATAAAGAAGACGTCAAAAAAGTTTATGAATCGATGAAAGGTATGGGTCGTCTCATAATCAAAGAATACCCGGCTAACACATGTTCAATTTTTACAATTCGATCTCACATCGAAAGACTCCAGTTAAAAGGATTTTCACCAGATCTTATTATCATAGATTATGCAGATATCATGAGATCGACACGAGAATATGATTCTCTTCGTCACGAGCTCAAATTAATCTATGAAGAATTACGTTCATATGCGTCTGAATTACAGATTCCTGTGTGGACAGCTTCTCAAGCAAATAGGGATGCATCACAAAGCGACATCATTTCTGCAGAATCGATGAGCGAATCATATGGAAAAGCGATGACGGCTGATGTGATTGTAACTGTCTCGAGAAAAGTTGCAGAAAAAGCTTCTGGTTGGGGTCGTCTCTATATCGCAAAAAACAGAGCTGGCAGAGATGGGCAGTGTTACACGATAAAGATCGATACTTCAAAGTCAAAGTTCGATATTATAGGTGATGCCACTTCTCCAGAGGACGCAAAGAAAGAAAATGAAGTCGATATGAAAAAAGCACTTCGAAATCATATGAAAGAACTTGAGAGAGATCAAAAACTTGCGATTAAAAAAGTAACAAATTCGACTCAAGAGACTGAAACCGCAGTATAATTCGATCCAATATATTCGTAGTTTGAAAGGACTGGCTTAGAGATATGAGTTTTTCTGAAGAAGATGTTTTAGCGACGGCGGTACAGTATTTTGGTGGTGATGAACTGGCTGCGTCTGTTTGGACATCGAAATATGCTTTGAGAAATCAAAGCGGAGCGCTTCTTGAAATGTCTCCAGATGAAATGCATCGACGTATTGCGAAAGAATTTGCCAGGATCGAATCGAAATATCTGAATGGTATGTCAGAAGATGAGATTTTTGATCTGCTGAAAGAATTCAAATATATCGTTCCTCAAGGTTCTCCGATGAGTGGAATCGGAAATCCACATCAGATGCAATCTCTTGCAAATTGTTTTGTTATTCCAAGTCCACAAGACAGTATCGGTGCTATTGCTAGAACAGATGAAGAAGAAGCGCAAATAATGAAGCGTCGTGGTGGCGTAGGTTTCGATATTTCGAATATTCGTCCACGTGGCGTCACGACAGCGAATGCTGCACGTACAACAGACGGCATCGGCGTCTTTATGGAAAAGTTTTCGAATACCTGCCGAGGAATTGCGCAAGGCGGCCGCCGTGGCGCGCTTATGTTGACGATTGATTGTCGTCATCCAGAAATAGAGACATTCATCAATATAAAACGAGACCTCACCAAAGTGACCGGAGCGAATGTTTCAGTCAAGGTCACTGACGACTTCATGCGAGCCGTTGAAAGTGATTCTGAGTTCATTCTGCAATGGCCAGTGAATGTTCCTTTGGCCGACGCAAAGGTGACAAAGACCGTAAAGGCCAAAGAGATCTGGAATCAGATGATGGATGCTGCACATACGTCGGCAGAGCCTGGAATTTTATTTTGGGATACGATTACGCGAGAGTCGCCGTCTGACGCATATTCTTCTGTTGGTTTTGCATCAGTGAGCACGAATCCGTGTGTTACTGGAGATACGTTAGTTGCGACGTCAGAAGGTATAAAAACAGTTAAAGAGTTGTCTGATTCAAATCAAAAATTTGAAGTTGAATCGTATAATCATAAAACAGGCGAAGTAATAAAAACGCAGGCAATTGCGTTTAAAACAAAAGAAAATGCTGAGATTCTAAAATTAAAGTTAAAAAATGGTCAACAGTTAAGATTAACCGCAGATCATCAAGTTTATACAGATTCTGGTTGGAAAAAAGCGGGAGAATTGACAAAAGCAGATAAAGTTTTAGCGCTTAAAAAGTAAATGCTTTGGTATGGTTTAGAAATAAGTGATGAAAAATTATCAAGAATAAGATTCTTGATTAAATCTTCATATCACAAAAATCATGTTGGTCGGCTTAAAAAAACAAAAGACTTTGATAAAAACTCAAATGAATTAAATTTATTATTGTCAGAGTTATATTCTAGTTTTGGGATAAAAGCGCTTGTAAAAATGATAGGAGATCCGTGTTCGTATACAATAATTCGTAGGATATTTTTTGATCTTCAAATAAAGATAAAACAGCGATCTAAAACAGAAGATTTATGTAGAATTCGTTCTATAAGAGCAAAAACTGAGAGCCCATTTCGTTCATGGCCACAAAATCCAAAATTTAAGAATATAGGAAGAGGAATCTCTGGTTATTTTCTTAATAAAGAAGGAAAATATTGCTGGCTTAGAAGCAGCTATGAATTTGCATATGCGAAACATTTAGACGACAATGATATTAAATGGACGTTTGAAGAGAGATATTATAAACTCTCAAATAAAGAAAAATATTTGCCAGATTTTTTCATTTATGAAAATGGTTCTTTAAAGGAAATTGTTGAAATTAAATCAAGATATTACAATTCATCTTTGGCAAGAATTAAAAAGGCAAAAAGAGCTGCTAAAGAATATGGATTTAAACTTAAAATTGTAACGCAAAAAGAATTATCTTATATTTGTAATTTGCGGCAAGTATTGAAGACTTGGAAAAAAGTTCGGTTATTGGAAAAAGTATGAATAACACCAATTTAGTTGATTTTATTGAGATTGAATCTATCGAAAGTGCAGGAATTGAAGACGTTTTTGATCTTAATGTTCCGGAAACGTCATGTTTTTTCGCAAATGGAATGTTGGTACATAATTGTTCAGAAATTCCGCTGAGCGCAAATTACGACTCATGTCGTCTTTTACTTGTCAACGCGGCTTCATATGTTAAAAATAAATTCACTTCAAAATCACAATTTGATTGGGTTCTTTTTTCAAAGCATGTGCAAAAAGCTCAACGCCTTATGGACGATCTTGTAGATCTTGAAATTGAATGCATTCAAAAAATTATTGATAAAATAGAAAGCGATCCAGAAACAGACGAAATAAAAAGCGTTGAATTAAATCTTTGGAAAAACGTCGTCAAAGCAGGCAAAGACGGCCGACGAACCGGTCTAGGGATGACAGGAATCGGAGATGTTCTTGCATATTTAGGGATGCGTTACGGTTCTGAAGAATCTGTTTTGTTTGTCGAAAAATTATATTCGTGTTTTGCTGTTGCAGCAGAATTAAGCGGTACGATATTAGCAGAAGAACGTGGAAATTTTGCAGTATACGATTATAATCTAGAGAAAAACAATCCGTATCTTTTGAGAGTAGCGGCCTGTAGTTCAGAATTTGAGAAGCGTTGGAAAAAATTCGGTAGAAGAAATATCTCATTGACTACGACAGCTCCTTGTGGAAGCGTATCTGTTCTTACACAAACGACGTCAGGCATTGAGCCAGCGTATCTTCTACATTACAAGCGTCGAAAGAAGATCAATCAAAACGATACAACATCACGCGTCGATTTTGTCGATCAATTAGGAGACAAGTGGCAAGAATTTGATGTTTATCATCATGGTTTACGCGACTGGATGAAGATCACTGGTGAAACAGATATTACGAAGTCGCCATATTGGGATTCGACAGCTGATAAAATTGATTGGTCTGCATCTGTAGATCTTCAGGCAGCCGCACAAAAGTATATCAGCCACGCTATTTCAAAGACGTGTAATTTGCCATCAAGTGTAACAGTAGATCTTGTTTCTGACGTCTATAAGAAGGCGTGGCATGCTGGTCTAAAAGGCTTCACGGTATACAGAGACGGTTCTCGTACTGGTGTATTAGTTTCCGCTGATAAAAAAGACAAGACGAAAGAGGATGATAGCGGACAACCAGTTTCTGTCGTAGAGAGTCATGCCCCGAAACGTCCGAAAGATCTTCCATGTGATATTCATCGTGTCACCGTCAAAGGTGATCAATATCTTGTCCTAGTTGGTCTTTTAGATGGGAAGCCATATGAGATATTTGCCGGGCTTAGCGAATATGTCGAGATTCCTAAAAAGATTAAGAATGGAATTCTAGTTAAAAATGGTAAGAAAGACGGCGTTTCAACGTACAATCTTTCTATTCCTCTTGGCGACGATGACCATATGACGTTTAAAGACGTCGTTGAATTGTTCCAAAATAAAACTCACGGTGCATTTACTCGAACAATATCTCTTTGTTTACGACACGGGATACCAGTCCAATATCTTTCAGACCAGTTGAGAAAAGATAAGCATTCAGATATAACTTCATTTTCAAATGTCATTGCAAGAGTTCTTAGTAAATCGTACATTATAGACGATAATGAGTCGTCTGATAAAACGTGCCCATCATGTAACAATAAATCACTCTTATATCAAGAGGGATGTCTCCAATGCTCAAATTGTGGATATAGTAAGTGTTCATGAAATTATGCGGGTTCAAAACAAAGCACGGAACATGCTGTTTACCTGATTTACACGACGGTATACATGTCGATAAATCTGGACTAAAATTTATTGATGACAATTGGCCAAATCATTTAGGGAATGGACCTGATGGGTACCCAATGAATAATCAGGCTTTTGACAAACTCGTTTTGAAATTAAAGAAAAAAATAGGTAAAAATGCGGCCGCCGCGGAAGAATTTCTTAGGAAGATGGCAAAAAAATAGGCAGAGGATTGTTTGGGAATGCTGAGATCTTATACACAAGTGAATCATTTTCCGGATCAGCTATTTCACGATATTGACGATCCAAAAACCGATGAGGCTTCCCTTTCTGCTGCAGCCGAATGTCTTGCGCTAATCAATACGAATGATGCTGTACCATATCTCAAAAAATTACTAGCGCATAAATCTGAAATTGTAAGAGAATCTGCTGTTATTGGGTGCATCGACCATATGAGAAAAGACATATGGCAAATTTTGAACGAGATGCTTCAGACGGACGATTCTGAAAATATAAAACAATCTATTAATGCAATTTTTGATGCTTGGCGTGAAAATAAAACGGACGAATTCACAAAAATGACAAAAGAAAAATTTGATGTTACGAAGTACTTCAAGAAAATAGATGTCCTTGACAAAGGATTTGTAGAACTTATAGACGGAATGGTAACAGATCCAAATTTGAAAGTCGTGAATTCTGCGAGAGTTTCATTTCACAAAGAATCAAATGAGTTCGAAGAGAAGGACAAAAAATTCACAAGATTTCTGTATGATCACGGACATTTTTCGACATT